TTTGAAATTTAGTGTGGTTAGGAATTTTGGTGCCATCCATTTTCTTACCCTTGTTCCAGGGTGCTTGGCCTTTCTTAAATCGATTGGGAGCACCTGCCTCTTTTATAAAGGTACCATGTACCTGCTTCATGTACTCCTTGGACTTCTTAAGTCCTAACTTATTGGCTATTCGGTACACCTTACCCACACTGATTCCAAGGTGTGCTGCAATGTCGGATGTTTTGGTGTTGGCATAGTGCTGCCGGATGTAATCATTTATTGAAGTCTCCATCAAATTGATTTATAAAGGTTGTTATTAGGCCGTAGGCGTGTTCAATCTCTTGTGCATTGTGCCGGTACAGGTAAAGGTCTTTCAGCTTGCCTGACCGCTTCACCTTTGGTGGCACCCCGATGTAGTAAAAATTAGCAGGATCGTACCCCATTATCATGCTGTACCAAACGGCCTGCACATGATTAACGTGCTTGATCATATCTGCTGCAAAGGCCTCCACATTCTTGGCTGAGGTGGTCTTAACATCGGCAATAATCTGCATATCCTTCCAACAGATGTCCATCATCCCCTTTGCCATTACCACCTTATTGGGGAAGGTGATCTCCGATACCACAATTAACTCCTTGTCGCTATCATCAAAGAGCATGGATAGGAGCTGATGCTCATGGATGGCATCATACACCCTTTGTGCATCCTTTGTCATTTGATTATAAGGCGTCTCAAGAAGTTGGTAGTGAAAGGAGGCCCCGGCATCCAGGGCTCCCCTTGCATGGCTAATGTCACCGGTGTAGTGCCGCTTGATACGGCTTGCCGATATTGCCGGGTATGATATATACTCTTCTCTGGTCATAAACTTTCGATTTCTTTCAATGTTTCCAATAGTCCTTTTGCATGTTTAGCAAATTTGCATACATTACTCCATTGTTCAGGAGTTCTTGAATCAGTTGTGCAACTACTATAATAATCATGTTTTGAATTTGAAATGCTGCCTTTTATTTTGCCTTTATAATCTTCATGAATATTCACAGCAAATTGATTTCTTTTATCAGATACCTTACTGATTTTAACATTCATATAAGGCCGTAATGTTTCAACCCCTATTGCTTCAATGGTTATATGAATAACAAATCCTTCTATTTCATGATAGATCTCTTTTGCAATCTGCCGATTTTCAAACTGATCTACAATTGTCTTTACTTCAATAAGTTCTTTTTGTGGCTGCCTATCATTTTTAGCCGCTTCAATGGCAGCCTTGGCCGAGTCGAGATTGGCCTTGATTGATACTGTACGTGGTTTCATATCTCTTCAAATGTAGTTGTAGGTTTAAAAATTTTATATCCCTTCGATTTAAGATGTGATATCATTTGCTCATCAGTCATGATATTGCATTGCTCAATTTCAAATGACAATTGTTTTTGACCACCTTCTTTAATTTCTTTTGCCTTCTGCATTACTTTATCATAAGATGCACCACTAAATCTTGCACCTGCCTTCCATGATTGATAAGCAGTATCACCATAACCAAGTGCGATACTAAATTTTTTATTACTGAATCCAGACTTTATCCGAACATCTTCAAGATATGCAATTATCTGCTCATGTTTAAACTGAGTAAACTTATAAGCATTGCCTCTTTTTAGTATGCCATTAACGGCAGCCATTGATAATTTTTTGAATTCACTGTTTTGATTTGTCATGTTTTTTGAAATTAAAATTTGATGAGTTGAAAATTTAGGTTTTAATGCACCGTATTTATGCCGGTTTATTGATGTTCTGTTTTGTGTTTGCATCATCTGATTGATTGAGATTTAACTTCGATTAGTTCAATACCTGCAATGGCATCCACACCACACACCTTCATGGCAGCGGGTAGATTTTTCAGCAGGTCCTCTGGTGCTAATTTACCGGATTGAAACAGCACAGCCAAGACAGCACCCCACTGCACCTCACCATTGATCTGTGCCTTGATGGTGGTGCGGATATTGGCAGTCTTAGGGATGTCCACTGATGTGGCAAATAGCTGATCTGTGAATGAGGCCATGATGTCCGACACTGATTGAGCCTGCTTAAGTGCTGCCTCGGCCTCGGCTTTTATCTTGGCCTCTGCCTCCCGCTTGATACGTTCCTGCACATTGTGGTATTCCAACATCTTGGCCTTGGTGGTCTGGATAAACTGCAGCATCGGGTCAATGGTCTCTTGCTCAATCTTCATGACCTCTTTCTTATAAAGGTCCAATGGAGCAGTGACCTGCTTGCGTGATGATTCAATGTACTTGATCACATCATTAACCAACTTGATGGTGTAGGCCATCTGATTGTATGTCTCCTGATTGTACACTGTCTCATCTTTGTGAGCGTGAATAAGGGATTGCGCATGGAGCACTTGTGGATCGTTGATGGCTTGGTAAATTTTCTCCACCGGAATTGTGATTTTTGAAATTGCATTCATATCTTTGAAGTGTTGCTTTGTTTGTGTATTTTTTAAAAGGGAGGCATGTCATGGGCCTCCCTTTTTTTATTGGTTAAAATGGCGTTTTAGTGGATGTTGGTGGGCCGAATAAATCATCAAGGTCAGATGATAAATCATCAATTGTGGACTTACTCACATAAGGACTGCCCACCTTTGGCACCTCTGCCGGCACCACATTATTGGCAAGGCCAGTTCCAAAATGCTGTGCAGCACTTACATTAGTGGCAGCGTTTAATCTGGCAGCCCACTCATCAGATTTGCAAATATCCTCCTGGATAAATGATGGCAGCTTGTCAAACACTTCCTGATCGTGCTCAGTGGTATCATAACAAAGGGCCTCATTAATCTGCTCAGGGCATTCCATACCTTTTGGGAGTGGTGAGATGCTCATGATATTCACAAAGGTGCGGCCATCGGCCAAGGTATTGTGAGATAGGTTAATCATGGCAGGCTTGCTGATTAGCTTGAACAGGTCAAGATCGGAGGCCTGCTTGTCAGTCATTTTTTTGCCGAGCCATGCCTCAATAAATTTTCGCATGATGGCTTTTTCGCCCATTGATAAATTCATGATGGTCTTGGCAATGAATGGCTGCTCACCTTTTTCTTCTGCAAATACGGTGAGTTCATTGGGCAGCTCAAACACAAATTGTACTTTGCGTTTACGGTTCTGCCACTTCTGGTCAAAGGTTGTACCCTTGTCAATGATCTGGATGCAACGTGCTACGTGCGTCCCTTCTGGTGCGAGCTGTTTTGTACCGGTGCCACCGGTGCTGATTGGAGCTTTCATAAAATATAAAGGATTAAAAGATTACGATTGTAAGGCCTCAAGTACGCCTTGATGTACGGCCTCCACTGCGAATGTGTAGGCATGATGGAACTCTTCGATGGTGCAAGGGTCAAAGATACGGATGTCAAATGGCACACCATGCTGCTGCTCTCTGTTGAATTGTCTGGCAAGCTGTGCCGATTTAGAATCATACCGCACCATGATGCCCTTTCGTGGACCATCATTGATGATAATTGTCAATACCCCTGCGAGGTGATCATAATGGAAGTATTCTGTGCCCTCCAAATTCTTGAATAATGTTACTGCTTTTGTCATGATTATAAATTGTTGAATTGTGTCCACAAATATTTCTAAATACTTTTGATTTTGTCAAGTAAAATCTATCAACAAAATATAAACAATTAATAATCAGCACAATAATTTTATTTTAAGGTGCGACCACTGCCAATCCGAACCCAATCAGCACACCTACTCCAATCTTAAATGGTGTGCTCTCGTACCACTTTGGTGGCTTCCTTACCACAAAATTACTCATGGATGTTATCTGCACATTGGGATTATCCACTCTTATCCTTACCACCGGATCGGACACTTTAAATAATTTGTTTATTAGCCCCTTTCTGATCGTATCTCCAATGGCTACGGTGTAAGATGTCGGAATTATTAAAGAATCAATCTGGAGCGTTCCTAAACGATTAATCTCACCACCCATTGTGAAGTGTTTATCCTTCTTATAAAAGGGCCTTGGTAGCTTAAGGTGCGGGAATGAGTCGATGTACACCGGCTCGGCCAGTTGAATCTCAGTCTTTACCACTGTTTTGGTTTGGTACTTCACCACCTCAGTTGGCTTTACCATCTCCATATCTTTGATCTCTTTCACCAGGGCTGCCTCAAGCTTATCAGATTGCACAATCTTTTGAGCTTGGCTCACCAATGTGGCAGAGTCCTTGGCAATTCGGCTCACCAATTGGCCATTGTACTCAATCATGGTTTCTAAATCGGACAGGGCAGCCTGCTCATCATCACAGGATTTAAAGCTAAATAGCAGCAGAATTAGGATGATCACACCATAAATGGCATGGTGTGATAAGGAGTCGAATTTAAAGGTCTTGGACATGGCTCATAATTTGATTAAATCTAATCAAATAGGCTGACTTATCCTTTAAATTATCCATAAGAATTTTGCTCACCACATACATTGGCATACCCTTTTCAATCACGTACCCAATCAGCACCCTGCATAATCTCTCATCACACTCCTGATCATTGGTGGGCAGATGATGTGTTGGCTCATTCATGCCTCAAAGATATTAAATTTGTCGGGTTGCTTTCTTAACCAACAATTTTACCACCTCATCAAGTCGATCCACTGAGTTAGCAATCATAATCATGATGCCACTCTTCTCCTGCTCGGTTGCTTCCGGGTGATCAAGTAGCATCCTGACCAGTCCACCAATGGATGTCAATGGCTGCCTCAGCTCATGGCTCAACATAAACCTAAACTCTTCCAATAGCACCTTTTGCCGCTCGTGCTCATGGGCCGAAATGGAAGTGACATCCACAAGCTGAATCCCGATAAAGTGCAAACTGTCTAAGATAGAGTAAACATTCCACATATTGTACCGCTCGGAGCCAATCTTTTGTTTTGTCTTGGCATACACCCTTACCGGATCGGGTGAGTTCTTTGTGGCCTTTTTGATGGATCGTATCAGCTCATCTTTGTCGCTATCATCGGCTGCAATGTCAAGGATATTGGTAGGCTTGATGTGGCTGCTGTACTCCTTAAAGAGATCATTGGATGTGACAATGCGCCCATCAGCATCACTGATCACATAGAACAGATCAATTGATGAGTCAAGGATGTGCAGGCTTGCCATACTGCAAAGATAATGTATGGCCCTAAACTTTTAAGACAATTCTTGTTTGAGCTCTCTAAATAATGAGGCCCAGGATGGCCCACAGGTGAGCACATACTTAGCACTTAAGGCCAGCATGAAGCTGAACAGTATAGAGTTTATAAGTAAATCAAAGTTCATAGGCTGCTCAATTTCTGGCTGATTTCTTACTTGGTGAATTATTACAGGGCTGTACGTTGATTCACTTATTAAAGATACATCAGCAGGCCTTATTGTGTCAATAGATGTATGTACCACCTTATTAACAATGGGTGCCACAATATCCACAGCAGCACTATCCACTTTAATTGTGGCCACCGTATCGGCAATAATTGGCACATCACTTACCTGCACCACTGGATGATTCTTGCAGTGGCCAGGATTGGTGCATTGTATGGTGTCAATTGGTGTCATTATATCTTATCAATTGGTGTCACTATCTTGTGCTTTAGGTAAATAGCCCGCTGCCAATAGAGCGGCCACAATAGCGGCCAAGGTCTCCACTTCAATCTTCTTTAAGATCAGTAAGAATACAGATGCCAGAATCACCAAACTGCCCACCGTAGCCTTCCAATGCTTTAAGATGATATTGTAAATCCTTCTGCCCCTATTGGTACGCTTAGTCATGGTCCAATATACGTGAAAGGACTTGGTGGTGTTGATTAAAATTTATGCTATTATTTACAAAGTGAAAAATACAGCTTTGCCTCTTCTCTTCTCCTGGTCACCAGTCCGGGCAGCACCTTGCCACCGCCACGCACCCACTTATTAAACTCATCCACAATTGATGGATCGGCTGCATTGGCCTTGGCCTTTTTTAAAAGTGTGGATTTAATGAATGCCCCTGTTCCTACGTTGTAGCAGAAAGATACTAAGGCATCAAACTGACACTGGTTAATATTGGGAAGGTGCCTATTTACTGCATCCTCAAAGGACTTCATGGCGGCCAATAAAAGCGAGGTGGCCTCTTGCTCATTGTCCAATTTATCTCCCATCTTTACCTTGCTACCATCAGGATATCGGGTGTTTCCGTAGCCAATTGTGGCCACAGAAGCAGGGCAGAGGTAGGCATTAAGCCTTAGCCCTTCATGCTTCTTTATGATATCAAGCCCTGACTTAGATGTGGATCTCATTATATTACCAAGTATTGAGCTACGATGTAAATGTATTGGTACCCATAAGCAGTTGATGTGCTCTCTAAATTTACAGAACACTTGTTATTAACCGTATCGGCACTAAGGTCCCATGATACTAACTCAGTAGGATCGGCATTGTGTGATACTATGCCAAATAAATCTTTCGCATTGGCAAAATTAGAGGCCACAGGTAGTGATAAATTGAATGTGCCTGTGGTCTCACCAGTATCGAGCTGTGCCTCTAAATAGTAGCTGCAATTCACCACATCATTCACTCTTTGGTAATATGCAGCCAATGGTGTCACTACAATATTATTTGTCTCATCTGATACAGTAGGGGTGAAGCTGCCACTCTCGAACTGTGGCAGGCCTGAAAATATATTCTGCACCTCAATCTGTTTCGATTGGTTTGAGCTGCTATCAACAATGTACATTACATCGGCAGGGTCTGCCGTTCCTAACGTGGTTAAATCGGTTACTTTTACGCCTGCCATAGTTGGTTAGTTTTTACAAAGTTACAAAGAATTTAGATAGGTAATCGCATCGTCTGAATTGTCAAATTGTTCGCCATTAAATGTTGTTGAAGTTGTATTTAAACAATATACGCCTAAATCACTTATAACATGCAGGCTTTCAGTATCAACAATCTCCCACCTTGGCTCGACTAATTGTGCGTTAATATCACCATCGGCAATGGTTGAATAAAACTGAATTGTTGTTTGTGTTATATTTACGTTTATCATAGTTTTTCAATTAAGTACATAGAGCCAAAATTAACATCAACAGCATTGCTATTCTGAATTGCAAAAACAAAATTTTGGTTTATAGTCCAATTAATAGCCGCCGTTGTAGTTAAATCATAAATGTTATAATCAATAAAGTAACCAACGCCCGGCGCAAAGTAAACCTCTGTATTGTTCGTTGATGATTTAATTACTAAGTGCCTTAGCATTTGATTTACTAAAAAACTTGGTGCGCCAGCATTTGCAAAGCTTCCGACCAAAATAGGTGTACCGCTTAAATTGGCTGTGGTATTGACATAAATTCTTAATGTTTGTGTGCCACCGCCGCCTGTTTTTCTTGTTCGATAATTAACCCTTATAATATCTCCCGCTGCAAAGGTATTGGCAGGTACAGCCTGAGTATAAACAACGGTGTTGGTTGCACCGCTATAATTGCCTGCATCGGTTGTGCTCTTATAAATTATAGGCGCACTACCACCGCTGCTTGCAATTGTAAAGCTCGGATAAGTACCGCTTACGGTTATGCCAGTTCCTGCCGTTAAACTTACGGTCTGGTCGGGGGCTGTATTTGTAAATGTTTGGTTTGGGTAGCTACCGCTTATACTGATCCCTGTCCCTGCTGATGGATTGAATTGAGCCGGTATGGTTGGGAAGGTATTTAGTGAGCCATCCCCCCTCACATATTGTGATGTGGTGCCACCAAGCACATTGCCCAATGTCCTATTCTTCCACAGGTTATTTGTGCCAGTGGTATAAACCAAGAATTGATTATTAGCCAATGGTGTGGTCGTGATGTCCACATCAGATAGCTCATCGAGTTGGAATCCATTTTGAACAAAAACATATATCTGGCCATTACCTGCATTGGCTCTCTCCACTATCCCAATTCTGGTCAAGTGATTGGGTGCCAATGGTAGGGTGTTGGTCAATGCCCCTGCTGTATTTCCCACATAAAGAGTGTCTCCTGCTGAGTAAGCATTGGTGTTGATGCCATCAATTACACCCTGAGTT